TATTCGGTAATGATTTGACATTAAAGGTAGATGGTTACGATGATTGTGTAGTTGGTGCAGATGGTGATGGTCGGTTGGTATATGACCGGAGGCTTATGTTGGAAAAGTTAGAGAAGGAAATGACTCCTGATGAGGCTGATGAGTTTTTCGAGTATAACATAGCTGGTTCTCATATGGGTGACATGACTCCGTTATACATCCATTTATTCAGTAAGGAGGGCAATTTTTGTGAGCATTTAACCACTGAATACCAGCCAGAGGAGAAGGAAAACAACGTTCCTGAGTCTCTGAATTGTGTAGATTGCGGTGAGGAGTTAGAGCCACCGGAGCCTGATTGGGACATGGAGCTGCATAACAGCCCCTTGGGTGCAGGATTCGCACAGAAGGATACAAAGCAAGATTTTATAAGTTACCGTGATTTAGGTGATGAAAACGATTAATTCTGACTGGAAGAATTGGACAATAGGTTTTCCATACAGTGATGATATAGATGACCCGGATTATATACGGGACAGGTTAGAATTATTCAGGACAAACGGTAACGGATGGTGGTGGAAAGCACCATTCAGGCGTAAGAAGGAGCCAATAAGGAAAAGAAAAAGGAGAAGTAATAATGTTAAAATTAATAAAGACCAGTGAATTATGCAGCATATTGGGTGTATCCCGTCAGTGTGTATACAAGTGGAGGAATCAGGACAATCCTTTACCTACTGCTATTAATAATACAAATGGTGGTGGTAAGTTAATCAGGTATAAATTAGAAGATGTAATGGAATGGTTAAACAGTAATGGAAAAGAATCAAAAGCCGAAATTTTACGCACAGAAGAGGACTAAGTCTGGCAGGTATATCACGATAGCTGAGGGTGATACCAGACAGGAGTTAATAGAGAATATCAAGTCAGACAGTAACACATACAAAAAAAGAGAGAGGTATAATAATGGCAAAGAGGTACTTTGACACAGACATATGGAAGAAGAGATGGTTTCGCAGTTTATCACCGAGATATAAGAGTGTATGGTGGTATATAATAAGTCAGTGTGACCATGCTGGAATTTTTGAGCCAGATATAGATATAATGAGTCTTTTCATAGGTGATGAATTAGATGAGGGTAAGATACTGGAAGTATTCAAAAACAGGATAGAATACTTAGATAATGGTAAGTGGTTTATACCAAAATTTATCCAATTTCAGTATAATGCAGCTACACCTGAAGACTTAAATCAAAGCAACAGGGTACACAAGTCTGTATACGACAAACTACAGAAATACGGTATAACATTTAGACCCATCGATGAAGCTACCAAGGGTCATGTAAGGGTCATGGATGGTTCATCTAAGGGTCAAGGTAGGGTCAAGCAAGGGTCATCGAAGGGTCATGTAAGGGTCATGCATGAAGCTAAAGATAAAGATAAAGCTATATACAAAGATAAAGATAAAGTAATAATAACTAATAATAATAAAAAAGCAGTATTTAATATACCAACAGAAAAAGAAGTTAAAGAATATTGCAAAGAGCGTGGAAATTCAATTAATGCAAAGAAGTTCATAGCCTTTTATGAATCCAAGGGTTGGATGATTGGGAAGAACAAGATGAAAGATTGGCAGGCAGCAGTCAGGTCTTGGGAGCAGCAGGAGATAGCTGAACAGAAAAAGGCTGATGAGAGGAAGCCTAAGACGAGAGCATTCATTCAGGAATCAGACAGGAACAGACCCCGTGATTTCTAAGTACAAGTTCAGACCCCACAGCGGTAAGCAGACTGATTTCTTAAAGTCCACTGCTAACTGGATATTTTATGGCGGTGCGAGGGGTGGTGGCAAATCTCTGATGCTGGCATGGAAGGCAGCCCTGATACCGAGGGCATACCACTATGAGCGTATGAGGCGCAGAATTGAGCCTGAAGAAGTGAAGATGCTGAAAGCCAAGGGCAGGGCTGTGAAAACTGTTGTGGATGCTGTGTCTATCGATTTTCCTGATTATATCGGCATTCTGATGCGTAGGACGTTTCCCCAGCTCGAAAGGAACCTGAAGCCTGAATGCGATAAGCTGTATAAGCTCTATAACGCCAACTGGCAGGAAAGGAACAAATGCTATGTCTTCCCTTCTGGAGCCAAGGTCTACTTGGTACACTGTCAGGACAGAAGGGCTTTGGACAACTACATCGGTGGTAACTACAATTTCATTGGCGTGGATGAAGCGAACCAGTTCCCTGAAGACTGGATTGAAGAGCTTTCCACATCAGCACGGACGGATAACCAGCTTCTCCAGCCGCAGATATGCCTCACATCGAATCCCGGCAATATCGGTCATATATGGCTCAAGAAGAAGTTCATTGACCGCTGCCCTCCGGTGGTTACTGGCAAGCCCAGATACAACGAAGAATTTGATGTTTATCACCAGAACCATAAAGCTGGCGAACCCTTTGTAGACGAAGAAGGAATCAGCTACCATTTCATACCAGCGACTGTCTTTGATAACCCCACTCTCTTAAAAAATGACCCCAATTATGTCAGGAAACTTAAAAATTTAAACCCTGTACTGAGAGCTATGTGGCTGGAAGGGAGATGGGATGTATTTGCTGGAACCTATTTCGATAACTGGAACCCCATGCACCATGTGATTCCCCAGTCGCATTTCCAGTATGGCGTGCATTTCAAGAAGAATACCCACACCCTTTACAGGTTCTACGACTATGGCACAAAAGCACCGTTTGTGTGTCTGTTTGCTGCTGTAGACCGTGACCAGAATATGGTTATATTCGATGAAATAACCGAGACTGGGCTGTCTGCATCCAAGCAGGCACAGAAAGTCAATGAGTACACATGGGAAACTTATAAGCTCAAGCCAGATGATTTTGATGATGATATAGCCGACCCTGCCTACTGGACTAAACATTCGGAAAAGGAAGGTGCGCTATACTCGCCAGCAGACTTTTATAGTGATGATGGTATATTTTTGTCGAAGGGAAACAACGACCGCAAGGCAGGAGCCAAGATTGTCTATGAAGGGCTGGAAGTCCCTGACGAGGGCGAGCCAAGGATACGATTCACAGAAAATTGTTTACAATGTATTGAAACATTTCCTAATTTACCATCGGCAGAAAACGACCCCGAAGATATTGATACCAAAGCCGATGACCATCACTACGATGCACTCCGGTACGGTTCATTGAAGGTTCTGCCAAGCCTTGCTATCTATGAAAAGCGCAAAAAAGGGTGGCGGTATCGGATTGGTGAAGATAAGTCCGGTGGCAGCACAAGTTGGAAAACAGCATAATGGCTAAAGATTCATACAGCAACGATTCACCTTCCGGGTCACAATATGCGGCAGGAGTCCTGTCCAAACAGGCTGATAAGGTCTTAAAGTGCTGGAAATACAGCCGGGACTCATTCGAGAATTCGAGGGAAGAATCAGAGAAAGCGGTGCGGTATCTGAATGGTGATACATTTACGTCTGACGAAAGAACCAATGCTACAAAATATAAGAAGCCGCTGCTTAAGTATAATATTATCACACCCATAATCAGCACCCTTGTAGGCAATGAGCAGCTCAACCGCAAGACAGCAAAATTTAAGCCCACTACCATCGAGTCTGTTGGTGTGAGCGATATCCTGCAGGGCAGGTGGAACGCACTCAACGATGAGCAGGACTTGGAAGATAAGCTGCAAATCGCATTCATTGACGCTCTTTCAACGAAACTTGGCGGCTGGATTCAGCGGAGCTGGGAAGTGAACGAAGAAGGGTATCTGGATTTTAAGTACGATGTATTGAATAATTTCCGTGTGTATGTAGACCCGGAGACACGGGCAAACGACTATGACTTGAAACACTGCCGCTGGCTGGTCAAGGAAGGCTGGGAGCCGCTGGATGTTATATCAGAAAAATACAGCATTGACCCCTACGATGTGAAAGTTGAACGGTCAAAGGCGTGGTATCAGACACTCTCTGAAACAATCCGTCGCATGACCGATAAGACCTACTCATCCAATCTGGAGAACTATGACAAGATAAATGACCGCTATCGGGTGCTTGAGATGCAGGAACGGGTCACGACCAAGATGGTGAATGTATTCGATGGTAATGATTATATGATTCTGCCGAGAAACGAGTACCGTAAGCTGAGAAAAGAGAATCCCAGCCTGATGATGGTCAATGAGTTCAATAAAGACCAGATTCATGTGACAACAATTATACCCTATTTCAAGAACCTTATCGTCAAGGATGACGATATGGAACAGCCCACATCAAATTTTGACTGCTTCCCGGTCTGGAGCTACAACTACAACGTCCAGATAAACGAACAAACATCGCTTGTTGACCACCTGCTTGACATTCAGGACGATGTCAATAAGGCTAAATCTCAGGTCAGGGACTATGTGACCCAGATACTCTCAGGCGGTGTATTTATTGATAAGCGTGAGAAAGAAACAATAAAAGCTCTCAAGGAGAAAGGCAATCAGCCTAACATGGTTTATGAACTGAATAACCCTTCCATTTTACCCCAGAGACTTTCTCCTTCTTCGCTGCCGCCAGATATCATGCTTAATGCTGAGAACAGCGTTGCATTCGCACAGCGTGTTTCGCTTATTTCTGAAGCTATGAAAGGTGAGACTGCACGCAGTGGAGAGTCTGGGGTTCTTTTCGAGCAGAAAGTCCAGCGTGCTGCTGCAGCCATTAATCCCTACTTTAAAAATTTAAGCCGACTGAGAAAGGTGCTTGCCAAGGATTTTGTAGACAATTTCAACCATGTCTACTCTGAGATGGACAGGGTCATACGGGTCAAGGAAAACGATGTATTTGCTGAAACGATTATGAATTTAAGCGTTGGCGCACAGGTCTTTAACGATGTGAGAAATCCATCACTCTATGTAGAGCTTGACGAAGGCGAAAGCAATATCACCCAGAAGGAAGAGAGCTTCAACCGCATGGTTGCCCTCGCTAATTTGATAGGCTCCATCAACCCGCAGCTCGTGGATATCAGGACGCTTGTGGAGAGTGCGCCCATATCAGGCTCAGAGAAATTTGTGGAATATATTGACCAGACTATGCAAATGCAGTCAGAAGCTGCACAGCGTCAGTCAGAGCTGGATTCAACCAAACAGACACTGGACAACATGAAAACCGAGCGTGGCATGGTGACCGATGAAGAGAAACTAAGGCTGGAAGCCCAGAAGATTGGGCAGGACAGGGCAAAACAGGGAGCTGAATAATGGCTGGTAGATATGCAATGAAAAAATTATCATCAGGAGTTAAATCAAGAAAATATAAAAAAGTTTTGAAGAAGAAGAAAAAGGTAAAACTACTCAAAAAAAAATCTAAATGAATAGAGTGAATACGGTTATTGGGATTTTTATTGGTATCTTCACAATGGTCGGGAGTGCTTTTACGATTGACAGCAGGTATGCTAAGAAAGATGATGTTCAAAAGGTGGCAGAACAGGTTGCAGTTGTAGATAAAAGACTTGAGATTGTCATTTTGAAAGACAGGGCAAACGCATTGCAGGAACGTTTGTGGAAAATAGAAGACAGGTATGGGATTGATAAAGTTAAATATACAGAAGAAATCCGTGAACAGTTCAGAACCTTTAAAAAGGAATATAACGAGATTCTTGAAGAAATCAAGGATATAAAGAAATAGTGGCACTGACTGCCAATAAAGCGAAAAAATAAAATATGCCTTTTAATGATATTATAGATATACCTATTATTCGACCTGAAAAAGTTGTTGAAAATGAATACGAGGGTAGAATACCTTATACGAAGAAAGATGCATTGCGAAATGTATTCAGAGCAAAGAGAAGTAATATAATCAACAAAGGAAAACAAAATGGCAGAAAACCAAAATAGCGAAGTGCAGACAGATACTGCTCTTACACAAGAGCTTCAGCAACTTGAAGATAAATTTGAACCGAAGACAGAAGAACAGGAAGCTAAAGAGCCTACTGTAAATCTTATTGAAAAAGACGGTGAGCTGTATATAAACAGCGAATCGGACGAAGCGGTAACCGATGCAGACCATGAAAGTGGGGAATCGAGTCAGTCACCTGCAGAATCAGATGAGTACACCACCGATGGAAATGAACCATCACCGTTCCACGACAAGTCGAAGGATGACCTTGTCAATATGGTTGTGACTGCCCAAAAAATGATTGGGGAACAGTCCAACGAAATTGGCGAACTTCGCAAGTTAACGGCAGAAGACGAGGATTTGTCTGAAACCGAACTTTTGGAACGACTCTCTGCTAACGATGTTCAGGAAGCCCTTTCTACGGAAAAGGCTAAATTGGATGAAATCGACCCTTATGATGCTGATGCTGTTTCTGAACAGCGTGGTCTTATTCGGGAGATGGAAAACGACCTGATTAACAAACGGACGCAGGAACATCTCGAATCACGGCTGAATGGTCGTGATAACGAAACGTTTGTCTCTACAATGAAACAACGTTTTAACGATGATGGTATTGAGGTATCTGATGATGAGTTCAATGCTGTCAATGAGCGAGCGAAGGAATACACTGAAAATGGGCTGTTAACCGAGAGAGCCTACCACAAAGCCATGATTGATGAATTTGGGGTAGACAAGGTAGCAAAAAACTACCAGATGTCAGGAGAGCGTAAAGCCAGACAAGACATTCAAAATGCTTCAGCCAAGCAAGTTGAAAAGGTCGATGTTCGTGGTACAGGCAAGAACGCTAAACTGGTAAGGGTCGCTGACCTGAGCCAGAAAGAACTCCGCAGCACTCTCGACAATCTTTCAGTGGATGAACTTCAGAAGCTCTATGGACGGCTTAATAGTTAACTAAAAACACAGGAGATTAACAAATGGAATCCTCACAAACTTGGATTGCAAATGTTGAAATTCTAAACTCTCTGCTCCGCAAAGAAAGTTGGTTCAATACTTTCTGGGCTAAGTTCTCCGGTAATGTGGACATCTCACAGGACGATAACGGCAACGCTGTTTATACTCCAAGTGGGAATCCCATTGAAGTTCTGAACGACTATGTCGCTCAGGGTCGGGACAATATGCTCATTCCTTTCCTTTCTGACCTGTCGGGTGCGCCAGTCTATGGTGACACGACACTGAAAGGTACAGGCGAAGACCAAACTATGAAGTGGCTGCGTGCGTACTGTAATCAGTATCGTAAAGCGGTTATGAAAAAGTCTGGTTCTATGAGCGAACAACGCCAAAAAGTCTTTAAACTGATGAAC